GCACGAAACAGCTTCGAGGAGATTATGGAGAAGGCCCAAGAGCTTGGACTGTACGACGACTTTATGATGATTGCCACTATGGGAATCGTCACAGGAGAAGTTAACGGAAAGAATGTGGTGGAATCTATATCTACAATTGATGTAGAGAACACCGAAGAGATGAACTCTCTACTGATGTACCTAGCAACATCATACGCTGAGATGGGTGATGAAGACGATGACTCCGATCCATCTGATCCTGATTTCTGGCTAAATTTGAACTAAATTAAATGAAATGGAACTTATTCGTAAAATCATTGCGGGCAATGACCCGCTAAAGGCTCTTGCCTACTATGTAGGCCAGAAGGCTGGGGATGGTGAAATCCACGCCATTATGCTCGATGGGCAGTACCTAGTACGTCACGGAGAGCGCAGGTATATGGTATACCTCATCAAAAACAACAGCATTATGCTGTGGAAGACCATCGAGGGTATGCCAACCATCGTAGAGTACGATTGCAACTTCTAGTTGTAACCGACTTACAACTTTTATTTTAATTTACTATGACACCCTTATATCATATACTTGTACATATACCATCTGCCGTAAACGACACAATCAAAGTCGGAGAAACGGAAATATACGTAGACACCAAGTTCAACGAGTTCGAGTACCGAACGATGAAGGCTAAGGTTGTTGGCATCCCTGCCAAGTTTACCTCTGAGCTTGAGGTTGGAGACTACGTGTTTCACCACCACCACGTTGCACTAAACGACAACCAAATCGTTGACCCCAACGAAAAGGTATATCGTGTCAACTATGACCCATTCGGCGGTCAAGGCAATCAGGCGTATTTGATTGAGAAGCCCGACGGAACATTGTTGGCTGTTGCCGACTGGGTGTTCCTTGAGCCCGTAGATATGGAGCCTGAACTCAAGAGCGATGTTCTAGAGCTTGTAAGCTTCAAGGAGCCCGAGAAGCGCTGGGGGCGTATCGTATACGGAAGCCAGTGGCTAGAGTCAGAAGGACTTGCTGTTGGTGATGTGGTGTTCTTTGCTAAGGACGCAGACTACGAGATGGACATCAATGGCCGCAAGCTGTGGCGTATGCAAATCCACCACCTGCTATGCGCAAAAGTGTAAAGGGTTTCACCACCGTTCAAGCAGCACGTAATCTCATTGAGGCTATGGAGGCTGCCATCCACAATATGACCGAGGAGCTTAAGAAGCCTGTTGACCCAGACCTTACTGGCTCGGCAAGAAAGGCAGAACTGTCCGCGCTAAAGGACACGGCCTTGGCCTGCAAGGAGTTAATTGTTGAGCGTCAGAAGCTAGAACAGCTAGTCGGAGACCTTGAGGAATCTGGTGGCATCGAGGAGGAGAAGGACTTCAAGGGAGGCTTCGCAGAACGTAACGCCCGCAGGTAATGGCAGGGCTTAAGATGATAGATGGAGATGAGGTGATCAGCATCTGCCCGAACAACTCGGATGGACCTATCATTGAGATTGAGTCGCTGAAGATTCAGTTACCCGAACCAACGAACGTTCTATTCAAAAGTTTGCCAGTAGCGAACCAAAAGTGGCAGAGAATTGATTTGCCACGAGAGCTGTCCCAGATCAAGTCTATGGACGACTGGTACGAATCACCACGAGAGTTCCAGCAGAAGTGGAGCCCTTACATCGAGGAGGAATTCCGCCGCAGGAGAGAGGGTGTGTGGTTTATGAATAACGGTGTTCAAACATACATTACTGGACACCACTATATGTTCCTCCAGTGGAGCAAGATTGACATCGGATACCCGGGCTACCTAGACTTCCAGAGAAAGCTGTTCACCCACTTCGCCGCGTGCGAGGCTGACCCACGTTGCTTGGGACAAATCTATACCAAGTGCCGACGTTCTGGCTACACCAATATGAGTGCTGCTACTCTTGTGAACGAAGGTTCGCAGGTAAAGGAGAAGCTGTTGGGTATTATGAGCAAGACAGGTACTGACGCTCAGGAGGCGGTGTTCGGTTCCAAGATCGTGCCAATCTTTAAGAGCTATCCATTCTTCTTCTCTCCAATCCTAGATGGTACCACTAACCCACGAATGGAGCTTGCGTTCCGTGAGCCTGCAAAGCGTATCACCAAGAAGAACAAGGTAACCTCACGAGGAGAAGCACTCGACACGATTATCAACTGGAAGAACACTACCAACAACGCATACGACGGAAGCAAGACTCATATGTTGTTTCTTGATGAGGCTGGTAAATGGTTGAATCCTAACGACATACGTGAGGTATGGCGCATCCACAGAACGTGTTTGCTTGTTGGACGTAGGGTTATTGGCAAGGCGATGGTAGGTTCTACCGTGAATCCACTCGATAAGGGAGGCCGAGAGTTCCGAGACTTGTACTACGACTCTGACCCGAATGACCGCAACGAGAACGGACGTACCAAGAGTGGTCTGTACAAAATCTTCATCCCGGCTTACGATGCGCTAGAAGGATTCTTTGACCAGTACGGGCTGCCTATTGTGGACGACCCAGAGCAGCCAGTGATGACTGAGGATGGTACTTTCACTACTATCGGTGCACGCACGTTCTTGAAGAACGAGAGAAAGGGACAGCAAAATAACAGCTATGAACTCAACGAAATCATCCGTCAGTTCCCATTTACTGAGGACGAAGCATTCCGTGACTCGACCAAGTCTTCGCTGTTTAACATCCAGAAGATCTACGAACAGATTCAGCATAACGAGGAGTTGTACCCCAACCCAGTTATCATTGGCAACTTCCAGTGGAAGGAAGGAAAGCAGGACACAGAGGTTGTCTTTGCACCAGACCCTAACGGAAGGTGGCGTATTGCTTGGTTAGCACCAACCGATATTCGAAACAAACGAAAGACGGAGAACAACAAACTAGTCCCACCCAACGGAGCATTCGGAGTGATGGGCGTTGACTCCTACGACCTTGACACCACGATTGACTATCGAGCATCTAAGGGTGCGTGCCACATCTACAACAAGTTCTCGATGGAGCACCCAGCAAATATGTTTGTTGCTGAGTACGCCTCACGTCCTCCTCTTGCTAAAATCTTCTACGAGGACATCCTTATGGCTGCTGTGTTCTACGGTTATCCTGTGTTGATAGAGAACAACAAGTACGGCATTGCACGATACTTTGAGTCGCGAGGGTATGACGAGTACCTAATGGACCGACCAGCGCATCTTATGTCGTCATCAGCAAAGGTGAACGTAAAGACTAAAGGTATCCCATCCAACAGCCAAGACGTAATCCAAGCCCACGCTCAAGCGATTGAGGCATATATCCACGACCACGTAGGGCTCCATAACGAGAATGGACACTTCGGGAAGATGTACTTCAATAGAACACTAGAGGATTGGATTAACTTTAAGATTGACGACCGAACAAAGTTTGACTTAACAATTAGTTCTGGCCTTGCACTTCTTGGAGCGCAAAAGCAAGTAAAAGAAGTAAAGAAAGTAAACTTCAACGATAAGGTTTTCTTCCGTAAAGGCAAGGAAATTACGCGCTGAGATAACACGTACCTTTGTACATAAACTGCGATAAATGGATCAATACTCAGTAAAAAGCAGCGGGTACGACTCTACGTTTCCTGATCCGCTTGCGTCACACGAGGCCAAAGTAAGTAAAGCCTATGGCCTACAATACGCCAAGGCCATCTACAGCCAATGGGGTAGTGTAGAGTGGGAAGGCTCACTATATGGTAAGCGTTGGAAGGAGTTTGAGATTTCTCGCGACTACGCAAACGGAACACAGGACACTTCCATCTATAAGCAAATCCTTACGTCGCTAGACCCAAACAACGGAGACGGCTCACTGGTAAACCTTGACTGGACACCAGTACCTATCGTTCCTAAGTTCGTAAAGATTGTAGTCAACAAGATCCTATCGTCTAAGTTTTACCCTAACGTAGAGGCCGTAGATCCACTATCTCGCAGTGAGAAGGACTACGAGAAGAACAAGATGAAGATTTTCATCGAGAACAAAGACGTACTTAAGGAAGCCAAAGAGTCTGGACTACGTACTGAGGTAGACCCCGACCAACTTCCCGACACTGCAGAAGAAACCGAAATCTTCCTTGAGACCAACATCAAGACTGCAGCAGAAATCGCTGCACAGATTGGAATCAACCTTACTCTTAGCTGGAACGATTTTGATGAGCGTGTGTTCCGTCGTAACGTAGAGGACCTCGTCACCTGTGGTATGGCTGTTACCAAACGCAGCAACGACCCCAACTACGGAATCGTAGAGGAGTACGTTGACCCAGCATACTTCGTCCACAGCTTCACTGACGACCCCACGTTCAGCGACATCATCTACGCAGGACATATGAAGCGTATGAGCATTTCTGAGCTTAAGCGTGTGGCAGGTAATCAGTTTACTGAAGACCAGTACGAGAAGATGGCACGTACGGTGATGAACCGATTCGGTAACGATGCCAACCGGTTTATGGATCAGCGCTACGATGTAGGTATGGACCGCTACTACTATGGATACGACGAGTACACCATTGACGTACTTGACTTCGAATACGTAAGCGTTGACAACATCATCTTCGAGAAGAAAGAGTCTCGCTTTGGCAACATCGGTTTCTACTACAAGGGCCACAAGTACAATGCACCACAGCAGAGCGTATACGATCGTGAAGCTGTTTATATGCAGAATCAAACTCTTTACGGAGGTTGCTACATCCTTGGCACTGAATACATCTACGACTACGGGGTAAAGAAAAATATACCTAAGAACGTACACGACCTTAGCCGTACTCGTATGAGCTACAGCGTGATGGCTAGCAATATCCGTCGTATGATTCCTAAGTCAATGGTAAGTTCTATTATTGGATTTGCTGACCAACTTCAGATCACTCACCTCAAGCTTCAGCAGTCAATTGCTAAGGCCAAGCCTGATGGATTGATTGTAGACATTGAAGGATTGGAGAACGTACAACTTGGTCGCGGTGGAGAGCTTCAGCCTCTTGACATCCAAGACATCTACGAGCAGACTGGTATCTTCTACTATCGTTCTAAGAACGCAGACGGAAGCTTCCAGAACCCGCCTATCCGTCCGTTGGACAACAGCATTCGAAACATCAACGAACTCATCACCATCTACAACCACGCACTACGGATGATCCGTGACGCTACGGGTATCAACGAGGTGATGGATGGAACATCTCCTAAGGGAGACCAGCTTGTTGGTGTACGTCAGCAGCAGCTTGCCGCTGGCAACAACGCACTATACGACATCACCAACGCAGCAATTGTGCTGTACCGTAAGATCTGTGAAGATGTGGTGAAATGTCTACAGATTCTGCCTCCAAAATCTATTTTGTACCAAGCGTACGAAACTGCAATTGGACGCGAGAATATGGCGGTATTGTCGAGCTTCTCAGCTCTTCCTATGTACAACTTCGGAGTACGTGTGGTGAACGATATGGGTGAGCTTGACCGGATGTACCTTGAGCAGAACATTCAGGCTTCTATCGCCAACGGAGAACTAGACATCGAAGATGCAATCGCCATCCGTCAGCTGCGTGACATCGACCAAGCCGAGCGCTTGCTGATTGTACGCCGTAAGAAGCGTATGAAGATGCGTCAGGAGATGGCTCAGCAGAACTCTCAGTTCCAAGCACAGGCTAACGCTCAGGTGGCTCAGGTTACCAGTCAAGCCAAGATGCAAGAAGAGCAGATGAAGGCACAACTCGAGGCACAGAAGATTCAGCTTGAAGCTCAGGCTAAGGCTCAGCTGCTGCAGGTAGAGTACGATCTTAAGATGCAGCTCGCTAGGGTTCAAGGTCAGTTCGGTATTGCCGAACAGCAGATTGAATCGGGAGTCCGTCAGAGTGCTGATCAAGAGTCGGAGGACCGCAAGGACCAACGCATTAAGGAGCAGGCTGTTGCCCAAAGCAAACTAATTGCTCAGCGTAAGGGAGAGCGTCCCGAACTCAAGAAGGAGGACCTCGAAGGTCAAGAAGACATCGTAAATCTCATCTTAAATCAGTAACTATCTTTGCAACGAGATACTGTTGCGTTTAAACTTTTAACCTTTTGATTTATGTACCTCAACGTAAATAATCCCGTCAACTATCAGCTCCAAGGATTTGGGCAGAACGGGGTGCGCACTATCTCAACAGACCAGCTTTACATTCAGGGTGAGTACTACCGAGTACTCGTTGCAGAGGAGGACTCCTACGTTACT